TTCGTCCAGTTGCTGTGTGTTCAATGTCATGTTTGTGACCACGCTCAACATCACCAACTCGAGCAGAACGACGTCGTTCAACGTCTTTCAGCATGTCTTCCCAACCTTCTTTTACGTCGGGTTCGCCAGACTTAGACTGCTCTGCATCTTTGTATTTTTTCTCATTGCGTAGACGATCAGCAAGATCAGCCTGGCGATCTGCCCAGCTGGGATGTTTTGGATCGCTTGTGTCGTAGCCGGCTTCGTCGTCCCAATGGCCTTCCGCCATGCCTTGCTCTTTAACAGGGTATTCTTTACCACCTACAGAGATTTTTTCACCAGGTTGGATACCATCACGCTTGGCGTCAACTACTGCTTTACTAAAAGCATTGCCTTCGTTCATTCCCAAATAATCTGCTAGTTGATTAGCAATCCATTCGCCAGCGTCGGCATCATAATTTTTAATGTCGCCGTGATCAAAATAGTAATCCCACAGGGCTGATTCTAGATCATAATCTAAATCGCCGCCTGCCTTAAAGGCTTCGACTTTTTCAGGATACTTGGCCAGCAATCGGTCTAGCCCAGATCCGCCGTCTTCGGCCATGGGCTGTTGTCCTGGCTGTTGATTAGGCTGAGCCATTGGCACTTTACCAGTTTGAGGAACGCCGGCTTTCTTTTGTAGATCTCGAATCATGTCTTCGTCGCTGCCATGACCTAGTGTGTTGCCAATGGCCTGTAGTGCGGCTTGAGCGCCAGACTTGACTGTGTCTACCAGACCTTCTTCAACGGCATCTTCTTTAGCTACATTCTTGGCAAACTGAGCCATGTGGCGTAGCTTAGGATTTTTACTGTGTGTGGCCTTTTCAATCTTGCCCTTGGGGATCTTTTCACCCTGCGGCACGTGTAGGGCCTTGTGTAAATCGCCTTTGTGCGAGGGATCTACTGCTTTCTGAATCCACTTTTCGCCACGCTCATTAAGTTGTTCTTTTGGCCTGTTGATCTCGGCAATTTTTTTATTTAGGTCATAGAAAAAAGTCATTTGTATTATCCTCTTGGTTGTGCGCCGGTAGCTGGCTTAGGTGGACGTTTGACTGTGCTCATTGGGCTCTTGTTGCCCTGTGGCAGGTCATTGGTTGTTTCTGCTGGCCGGGTTTTGCCTCCGGCAACAGTAAAGTCTGAACGATAAGCATTCTTAAGAACTGCGTGATCATAAGGACCAGTAGCATAGTCTTTGCTTAAGGCCTTTTGACTGCTGTCAGGTGCAGGAAGGTCTGTGTTGGCTAAAAGATCTTTGTTTTGATCTTCAATCTCTGTGCGCTCGTCTTGATTGTTATCACTGTAGTTGGGAGTTTGCATTAGCACACGATTTGGGTCCATACCCAACAACTGCGCGATCTGACGAATCTGTGCATCAATAGCAGGATAACGAAACTCTACATCTACTGTAGAAATACGCTCATTGCTGAAAGCAGGAAAGTCTGGGGTGCGAGCCTGTATAGGAGTAGTTTTTACATCTCCAATCTTAACAGGGTCAAATTGATCTAACTTTGATTTAAACGATTTTAGAAACTCGCCGGGCACATCACCAGCAAATTTAATGCGATAAGAGTAGGTTCTTTCGCTTTCAATGATATATTCTCTGAAGTGTTTCATGTCAGTTCCCTATACGATATTTATGCTAGTTTATTTGTTTTGCTTCTGCTGAGACAGCAGGCGCTCAAGTAGATCATTACGATTTAACACTTGACCCTGCGCGGTTTCTTTGGGTTCTTCGCTGCCGGCCAGATCATTGTCTAACTTCATTTTTTTCATTTGAAGTTCAATCATTTTTAACTTTTTATTCATCTTGGCTGTTTTTGCTGTTAGTGCATGCCCTAACATGGTGCCGGCTACAGCAAAAATTTCACTGGCAAATCTACTGTCAACGTTAAAACCTAAATCCATTAGGTCATCAAATGTTTTTTGTGCTTTGTCGGCAAGTTCGTCCATTTCTGTGTCGCTGGCTTCAAGGCCACGCACAGCCGGCAGTGCCGAATCAATTTTATCTATGGTTTCATCTATGGCAACAAGTGCGCTGCGAGTTTCGTTAATTGCCGGCAGCGAATCCGTTTCTGATTCGCTAGTGGGCAAATCGAACAACTCCTCTAATTTTTTGGTCATGCCATATTTATGGTGTCAAGTACTGCCGTTATGAAACATGTCTTTTTCTGTAATGACGCGGAAGGTTAAACCTTGCCGTTTACACCATACAGAGGCAGCCGCCCATTTGGCCTGATTGATGGCCACTACCGCACGTTCTTGTGGCTTTTGTTTTTCTGTAATTACGCTTTGTCCCGAGGGTTTAATTTCAATAACTTCGGCTCTAACAGTATTGTTTTTTGTTCGATAAACAACCAAAAAATCTGGGACATAAATGGTTTGCTTACCAGTTAATGGATTACGATAAGGAATATTGATGCTTTCGCTGGCCCACTGTAGCACATGTTCGTTGGTGTCGCAAAATCTCATAAATGCGTGTTCCCAACCTGAACGATATCTAGGTGTGCTGCGACCAATGTATTTGGCAGGATTCTGAACCGTGTATGGCCCCTGTGCCCACTTGGCCATTATTGCCTCACGTTTCTAGCAGTCCAATAATTAGGTGCCGAAGGTTGTAGTATGCCCAACAGCGTGGCATTGCTTCTTACACCATTGAGATAATAACAGAGCGTGGCTGTAAGTTGAGGACCGCTGGTCCCTTGTAGTTGACTTAGTATTGTCAAAGCGTCTTGATTGCTTTCTTGGGCAACTCTAAAGACTGCTACCGTAAAATTTTCTGCCTGTTCTACCGTATTAAAAACACTTTTAAAATAACTTAAGACAATGTCGTATTCGGCCGCAGGAACATTTTCTGAGTAGTTGTAGAATTGATCATAGATCTTTACAGTTTGATCAATGTGTGGATTAGATGCGTTAACGGTGCCCATGAATTACCTCACCGTTCCTTGAGTTAATATCTGTTGTCCAAGTTCAGTTGTAGTTGGGGCAACTGCTCGGTTATCTCCCTTTGGCGGTGTAGGGAAAAATACACCATCAAGAATACCTTTTTGTCCTGCTGTACCAATAACTGCTCGTTGAGCTGCTGGTAGTGCGCCCTTGGCAATGGTTGTGGCACTTTGTTGAATTTCTTTATTGGCGATGCTGGCAAGATTTTTATCTTTGTAGGTGTTATAAGCAGCAATGGCCTTTTGTGCAGCACCAACATAACCGGCTACACCGCCCGACGCTAGGTCTTCAGCAATGCCAATGCCGGCATCTACTAGGCCACCTTGACCTAGGACCTTGGCATTGCTACCAGGTCTAGTAATATCACTGGGTACTGTGTCATAATAACTGGGATCGGCAAATCCAACAACATTGGTGTCAGGTCTAACATCACCAATGGCGCCTGCACCATATTTTACAGTTTCGTAGCGTATGGTCATTCTATGACTCATTGTGCCATTACCTTGGGCATAGTCGTAGGTGTCGTGTTGCCACTCAGTGATCATGGGATTGATCAACACATAACTGGCCCACTTGTGTTGGTCTATACCATAGATTCTAATGTCTCTAAAGAAAGGCAGTTTGCCTCCGGGGTTTGAGCCATCAGTATAACTTTCTCCTATATAACCCCAATCATTTACCGAGCGTGTTGCGGCGTAGGTATCTCGAGCATTGTAGTTAAACCCGTTGGGTGTGGCCACTAGTGGTCCAAGATTACCGTTGTTGGGTGCGAGGTTATCGTATTTTTGACTGGGATCTTTATAGTAGTAAGAGTAATAACTATACCATAGATCTCGAACTAGATCACCGCCGTCGTCGTGAAATTCAACCTGTACTGGTTGATAGTCAATTTTAGTTTGAACCAATCTCTTTCGATTGTACTGGTTCATGGTTTCTACACTGATATTATAGTTGGGCAGTTGAATATTTTTTACCATCAAGCCGATTGTGGCGATTTCCTGATTGTCGCCGAAAGCCGTTCTCAGCGCAGGTATATACGCGGTGTTAATGGTAAAGTATACATGAAAGAGATATTTGCTTCTAGGAGCAAATTGATAGCCATTGGTGAGAAAGGTTTTGGCGGCGTGGGCGTAATCTCTTAACCCTTCATTGTCGCCAAAACCTTTTAATATAAAGTCTTGTCCAAAGGCCATTGTGGTTACTGAGCAGTACCAACACCTGTAGTAGAACCGTTTGTTGATGTCCTGGTTCCGAGATACGGGCCAGTTCCCACTCCTCCGAGGTTTGTGGTCTGTGCTGCATTATCAAAAGTAATTGTCAATGCAACAGTAGCCGCTTCACTGGTACCATAGTTCATGTCGCCATAGTTTACTTCTTTAAGATAGCAACCATAGAGTTCCCATGTTTCTAGTACTACAGCATCATTGGCACCACTACCACCGTCTAGCACTTCGAATTTTGTTTTGAACTTATAGTCAATGCCGGCAGCAGCCGATGCCATTTCGTAGAAATCCAATTGTTTCTGTAGCTGTTCGCCGACTAGTTGGCTTACTCGGCCACCTGCGTCATCACGTAGATTACAGGTAACGTCGGCCCAGCTGTATTTGCCGGCCAATTTAATTGTTGAGTTGTAAATTGGCACTGGAATTTCTTCAA